CGATGTCGTCCGATACCGCTTTGTACCCCGTACTACGTACGGGTCCGTAGCGGATTCCTCCCCCATCCTAGCATAAACGCTATACGATGGGATGAGGACGTCGGTTTGGTGCGTCTTACCATAACGGTTCGACACGCCTTTCCAACTTCGGAAGTAGCCTCCCTCCCAGCCCTCTTCCTTGGGTTTCCTTAAGCTATAAGTGCCGATCAGATGACCGTCACCATAGCCGTCAGGCCCCCAAAGTCGAAACTCCTTCCTCGTACGTGAGAGAACGATCCTTGCTAAGGACCGCTCCCCTTTCCGCAGGAAGAAATTATGGGCGATGAAAAGAGACCTCTCGGATACCTCTGTCTTGAGGTACCAAGGTCGGACATCGAATCCAAATAGCCAATCTGCGCCACATGACTCCCGGAAGTTACCCGTGCTGAACGACTTCTCGGTATTAACCTCGAAGCCGCACCAGTTTAGGGTTTCGTAAAGGAGCGTAATAGCGCCTACAGGGACTATAATATCGTCCCCATAGACCGATATCGGCCAAGCTCTTATCAGGAGCCTGCCCTTGTCGTAGATCGGCCCACCAACGAGCCCCAGGTAATCACACACTGCAAGCGAGAGAGCGTAAAATATTAAGCTCTCAAGCTCAAAAGTGTATGCGTTGCCCATCGAACTGAATTTCTCCAGCTCGATGACAACACCCTGGTACTCGACGCTCTCAGACCTAAACTGGTCCAATAAGTTGAACCAATCAAGCGGTAAGAGCGACATGACCAAAGCGTATGATACGGTGTCACTGGCACTGGAAAGGTCCACGGTGGCATAAGAGCCATCGCGGGATCCCAGGTCAGCTAGCCGTTGGTTTACACTCTGATCACGGAGGTCAACGCCAAACAAACCGAGCCTTTTCTTCATGTAGGTCCCAATCCCCTTCTGCCCTAAGGCATTAAGGGAAGGCTCTACACATATGGTCCGATCCGTCTTCGACGTTTTTGGAACAAACCCCAAACGAGCAGGGCGCACTTCGACAGGAACCGTCCAGGCCTCTTCCGAGGTCTTGACAGCAACTGCCTCGCACCATTGTGGGAATTCCGCAAGGAAATCCCCAACCCTACCCGCGAGAGATTCGCTACACTGCATTGGCGCTGCGAGCTTAGTTCTAAAGCTCGCGATACGCCCGACGACGTTAGTCGACGCTCCAGGTCCGAAAAGAAATGGCATATCCTCGTAACTAGGCACCGGGCCAAGGATCGAAGCGATTATTCGCTGTGCGGTATACAATACACCGCCAACGTCCCATTTGGGACGCTCCGTCCATAACCTAGTGTTCGTATCGAGGCATTTCTTCTCCGCAGCTATGAACTTAGATACAGCCTCCTTTCGCCTATCATACCCTAAGTCGAGGAAATCTTGTTTTTCAACAAGAGCCTTGATCTGTCGGGCATAAAGGTAATCGTTGACTGCATCTTTATCCACCGCAGAACCGTCGATTTTAAAGTCGACGACTTCACGGTAGGCACCGGACTGAATCAGACCGTTAAGAGTCTGAGACAACGGACCGCCTAACACTGCGCACTCGGAAGAGAGATCCCGGATGAGGGAGAGGGTTTCCCCTCTCCCCCGTGATTGCTCAAACCGTAACATAGCTTCTCCTTATAAAGCCATATCAGAGGGCGGCTCTGAACTTTTACCTAGTTCGGGGCCAGGAGCTTCGTGAACGCTTCCGTCAGCGGTAGCACGGAATTCTTCCATGCATCCGCCGCGGCGTTGTTCGCCAAAGTGCCGGTATTCGTGGTGCTGGATGCACCTTGGAGAATACCGACCAGCATCCGCAGTGTGTTCGCACGATCCGCGGTCGTCGACCGCGCAGGCGCGAACAACGTTGCAATACCGACCATGACATATGCCACGGCCGGCGGCGCAACGTATCCTGCTGATGTCCCAGAGGCACCCAGGGTCTCCATGACGGGGACCTCGAGCTTCGCGGTGACCTTGTAGTCTCCCGACTTGACGCGCTCTTGCGAGAACGTCAGCCTCGGTTGACCATCCACCGGCACGTTTGCCACGTTGGCCCTCCAAAGAGGGTTTGGCGTGTCCGTTACCGGGACAAGGGTGAAC